GCAGGAGTATCAGAAAGAACACGGCTATCAACAATATCATATCGGTATTGAAAACTATGGTACGACTTTCTGCAACCGACTTCGATGCCGACCCCTATCTGTTGAATACTCCGGCGTGTGCGTACAACCTTAAAACAATGGAAGTGGTCGAGGACAGAGGGAAGCGCAATCTAACTCAGGTAACCACCTGTAATATAATCTCATCAGCCAAACCTTGTAAGAGGTGGTACAAATTCATTGACGAGATTATGTCTCATGACAAAGAGAAAGCCGCCTTTTTACAAAGAGCCTTGGGCTATAGCATACTCGGAATCAACAAAGAGGAATGTATGTTTATCGCCTTCGGTTCTCAAACGAGAAACGGCAAAGGAACGCTGTTTAGTTCGATACAAAGTGCTTTAGGCTCGGAGTATATGGGTGGCTCTGACCCTATGCTCATTTGCGAGGGAAAGAACGGAAAAAGCATAGACTTTAATTCCCCACAACCCGCTCTCCGTAAACTTGTAAACACTCGTATTGTGAATATTTCGGAAATCAAGCGAGAGCAACAGATTGATGCAAGTGCGTTGAAAGCAATGACAGGACGAGACACTTTGACTACTCGTGGACTTTTCGAGGGAAGTTTTGATTTTGTTCCGCAATACAGTATATGGGTAAATACAAACTACCTCCCGACAATTAGTGACGATACCGTATTCAAATCGGATAGGGTGTGGGTTATCACCTTTGATGAAAGTTTTCCAGAAGATAAGCGAGATAGGGATTTGAAAGAGATATTCAATGCTCCCGAAAATCAGCCAACTATCTTAAAATGGTTGGTTGACGGTTGCACAGAGTATTTTAAGCAGGGGCTTAACCCCCCCGGCTGTGTCCGCAAAGCAACTGCTGACTACCGTTTGAAGTACGACCGCATCGGAAACTTCATTAAGGATTGTTGCGTTCTCGGTAGCGATTATAAGGCACAAAGGGGTGAATTGTACGAAGCGTACCGCTCGTGGTGTTGTAAGGCTGAACGGAGATATAAGCCCCTTGGTACAACTTCTTTCTATGGTGAGGTTGAATCTCGTGGTTTTCCCTTTATGAAAAGTCATGGAGAATTTTACGCTCGTGGTCTTGCTTTATCGAGCGACGGGGAAAATGGGGAACTTTGAAATGGACTAACACATAGAGAGCTTATAAGTTATGGGGGAATTTGGGGAATATATAAATGAACTATTACATAGAGAAAATAAAGATATATACTCTATATATAAGGGTTAGAAAAATTATTCCCCCCTTTCCCCCAAAGACTGAAAGGAGAAATTTTAATGAATAATAAGACAGCAAAAGAAGTCGGCGAGCAGATTACAAAGCGGAAACGCCCTGATTTGACCGAAGCACAAAGTGTTCATACTGAGCCGGGAGACAATCGGAAGTACATTCTGCACTCGCTTCGCTTGGCTGACTTGCCGAAATGTAACTTGAAGAGTGTTGAAGAAGTGACACAAAGAATTAGAGATTACTTCTCGATTTGTGCCGAGGACGATATGAAACCCTCTGTTGCGGGATTGGCTCTTGCTATGGATATTGATAGAACATATCTGTGGGAAATACGAGCAGGGCGAAAAGGTAAAAACCCTGAGGTAGCCAACACTCTAAAAAAAGCAATGAAATTACTTGATCTTCAAATGGTTGATTATATGCAGAACGGCAAGATAAACCCGGTCTCCGGGATCTTCCTTATGAAAAACAACTTCGGCTATGCCGACAAGCAGGAGGTGGTGTTGACTCCGAATAACCCTCTTGGCGATACAAAGGACACAAAGGAGCTTGAAGAGCGGTATATTGAAAGCGTTGTCGAGGACGAATAAAAACGCACAAAGGCGCACAAAGGCACTTGCAGGAGGACGGAGAGCGACAAGCCCCGCCGCCGTCCTCGCCTGAAAGCCCGCGTCCGCGCCGAAACAGATACAACGAAACCCCGCCGGGTGGCTGTGCTACTCGTTGCGGGGTTTCACCTGTTCTCGCAGTTGCCTTCTCTGCGGCTCTCTATGGCTCTTTGCGGGGCGTTCTCTGCATGGGTGGTATCTATATGTTCCTAAACAATAAAACGCTGTAAATGGCGTTTCTGCGCGTTCTACGAGAAAGAGAAAAGAAAAGCCCCGGAACGCTGCCGGGGCTCGGGTTATATCTGCTATCAAGGGCGGCGCGGGGGCGTGATTTGATCAGTCCACCACTTAACACGGTTAGCAATGTCAGGGGGGGAGGTATATGGTATGTGAATTAGTTGCGGGGTCATGGTCTCCGGCGTGAGATAATAGCCGAAGCCATACCGGGGCAAAGTCTCCGCCCCTTTGGTGTTTATGATGTTTCTGGAGTCCTGCGCCGTAGGACAGCGAAGAGCAAGCCGGGAATCCATATTGACTTTGATTTGACCGTTTATAATATCTTTCGTGGGTCTCTGTGTGGCGGCTATCAAGTGGAGATGCGCCGCCCGCCCGAGTTGTGCAAGGCGTTGCAACTGTGGGAGCGTGTTCCGCTTCTGTGTTGTCATAAGGTCGGCGAACTCGTCTATAATAATATAAATATGCCCGCCGTCCCATTCTTTCAGCCCTTGCGCCTGTAATGCCTTGTATCGGTCATCCATAAGGGCAACGGCGGCGGCAAGCGTGGCGGCGATCTCGTCCGGCTCTGATGCGTACCGCAAGCAATGCGGGAGCGGTCTATATTGGTTTAATTCAACCCGTTTCGGGTCTATCAGGATAAACCCGCAGACGGTCGGCGGCTTGTAGAGAGCGGTATATATTAGGCTGTTTATAAGTACGCTTTTACCGCTTCCCGTGCTTCCTGCTATGAGTAAATGCGGCTGCTTAAGCATATCGAGGCAAGCCGTTGTTGCTGTCCCTTCGGGTGTGCGCCACTGCTTCACCGTGTTTCCTTTTTTGCGAGCGGTGTTATTATGCAAAAAATCAAGTATCATTTGATTTTATACCTCCTAAAAACAAAGCCGCCCGGGGCGGCTTTGTGCTATTACATATGAATTACAACAGATCTCCAAGGGTTTTCGGGATAATAGACGCGTATGTAATTAACTGGTTCGATTAAGTCTTCAGATGGATCATCCCATAAAAATGTAACACCGTTTATAATGCTGTAATATTGCCCGGTTAGTTCGTCCGGTCCATAACGGCCTTCCGTTTTATCTCGTAAAATTGTATAATCAATTAATATTTTATAAGTTGTTTTGGTTTTGCTTTTAAGCTTCTCAAAGCGTTGTGTTTTGGTATTATAATATATCATAATTTACACCTCCATTTTATAAAAATCATTGTAAATTGTTTCTCGGTCAGTTCCGTCCGGGGTGCGTGCGTATAATTTAACTGTTTTCTCCTGTTTCAGCTCGTCTAAACAACTCCACGGAAACACATAAACTAAATCGGAATAAGCGTTATATATTGTATGACCTGTTTCAAAATTGCTTAGGCAGTATGTGTCACCGATAAAATAACAATCCACATTGTCAAGAACGCTTACAAGCGTCAAAAGCTCGTCTTTTTGTGCATCCTGTATATCGTTCGGGGTGAACTTAATATTCAAGTTACCATTTTTGAACTCTTTTATATTTTCGTGTCGTCTTCTCATTTTTTCCACCTCCTTAAATTCTCATGCCTTCGTAAATAACTTTATCTTTGTAAATGTGCTGAATGTCTCCAACTGTCAAAGAATTATATTTATTACAAATTGTTTCAAGCTCTTTTTGCTTTTCTACGGCTTTTGCGTACAACACTTTTAATTCAATTACTCTCTGCGGGATGTCTTCTACATATTCCCGGGTTATATAATAAAGTGCAATTTCATCAAACGTTATTTCCTGAATTTTGTTGTCAATCAAAAGCGGCTTTTTGCTTCCTCCTGTGTATTCTGTGCCACAGGTGATATTATAATCAGTTCTGAAAGCGTCAACCGGGTAAACCTCGAAATATTGCGAACTGTAACTAGAGGTGATATAAAAATCGCAATTTGTAGCAACTTTCACTTCCTCTTTTATTTTGTTTCTTGTCTTTTCTCCATACTGTTTACCGCTGTATTTTTTAAGAATATCCAACGCCAACGGTAGAACCTCGTTAAACAATGCTACTTTTGCATTGTTTTGTAAGATTTTCATGGTGATTTTTAAATCTTTTTCATGCTGGGCGTTGGCTGTGATTTCATTTTCAACAGCTTTTCGGGCGGTGTGTCTTTCTCTCAAATCACAAACTTTCGTATAGCTTTCTACAAGTTCTTTTTCCTTTGTTTCTGCGATCCTAATTGCTTCTTTTGTTTCCCTGATTTCTGCCAAAATTTCAACATATTTTTTCATTGTGTTTTCCTCCTTTAAAATCTATAGCCGATTTTGTATAGCTTTTCAATTACTTTAATGTTACTATCATTGCATTTATAAATTTTTAATTGTATTTGCGAGTGCCTTTGATGGGCGCATACCCTTGTTCAAAATCGCATAGTATAGCGATCTTATTTCATGCGGAGCACCAACCGTAAATGTTATTGTACCGGCTGTATTGACTTTAATAAAATGAGCCTTCGCCATAAAGCCTAGTTCTGTACAAATATCTTTGTAACTTTTTTCAATTCGTGTATCGTTTATCCAGATTTTCATTTTATAAATCCTCCATAAAAGTATTGATTTTTTGCCGGGGTTGTGCTATAATAGAGGAGCCGCCCGGCGTGGTGGTTTTTGGGGGTTGATCGGTTACTTTGGTTTAGTTTGGCGGTCAACCCTTTTCTTTTACCGGCTGCATTTTTACAGTAATTTCGATTTGATCATGCCCTCTCGCTTCAATTGCGGCAATAACTAAATCTCCATACGCTGACAGCGTCAGAACGCTGTTACGGTCTAAAGGGCTAACGCTTCCGTTTTCGCTGATGTACAATTCTTGCGTTGCCGGTGTAGCTTCGTGTAGTTCCTTAATTGTCATTGTGCTTTCTCTCCTTTTCGTACTGTGCTGCAATCCATTTAAGGACGCGCCGCCAAAATACTATGGTTTCAATGCGCATGTTGTTTACTCCTTGTATTTTGCACCCATTTTAGGTACTTTTTTGATTACGATAATATTATATCATGATTAATCGTAATTGTCAATAAGTAAATCAAGATTTTTCGTAATTTTTTTGTGAAGACGTCTTCACGATTCTTGCTTTGGTTCGTCTGACATATTTGCCCCCCGGGGGAAAGAGCGGCGGCAGCCCGGGCGAGGGTGAGTTTCGTCACCACACTCAAAAATAAAAAGGAATTTTACGAAAACCACTTGACAGCCTTTCATAATTATGATATACTGTTATCGTAATCTAGGAGGGTTGAACTATGAAAAATGTCATTGGCTATATAAGAGTTTCAACTGACAATCAATGTAAGGAGGACAAGTTCGGTCTTGATGTTCAGAGAGAACAAATTGAACGCTATTGCGCTGAACACGAGATGACTATTGTTCGATGGTTTGAAGATAAAGGTGAAAGTGGCGCAAAGGAAAGACCCGGCTTTGATGAGATTGTGTATGGCGATGTGACAAATCCACCCTATGAAGCGGTCATCGTAGCAAAATCCGATAGAGTTGCAAGAGACATTGAGATTTACTATTACTACAAAATGCTTCTTCGCAAAAAGGAAATCGCTCTCATCTCTATTTCTGAGGATTTTGGTAAATTTGGTGTGTTTTCAGATATGTTAGAGTCGTTTACTTTATGCGTGGCGAAGATGGAACGTGAAAACATCAACAAACGCACAAGTGCCGGACGAAATGTTAAATCTGCCAAAGGCGGTTATAGCGGTGGCAGACCTCCGTATGGGTATAAGGCAGCCAATCATAATTTGGAAATCATTCCTGAAGAAGCCGAGATAGTTAAGACGGTTTTCCGAATGAAAGACGATAATGGCAAAACTTATAAAAATATTTGCGATTACCTTAATTCCCTCGGTAAGACAAATCGTAGCGGAACTAAGTTCTCAATCAGCACCATACAGGTTATCTACGAAAATAAGAAAGTATATCAAGGCTTTTACCGTTATGGTAAAAATAGCGATTGGGTCAAAGGCGTTCACGAACCTATCTTGAAAAGTGAGGATTCATTATGAAATGGATAGACACGATTTATTGTATCTGTTTGAAACCGAACACTTATTATCGTTTCGTTAATGAGTTCAAGACTCGGACCGGATTGTGGGAAAAATAATATGGCTACATTTTTGGCTTATGCCTTTATATTTATTATGTTAGGTTTGCTTAAGCTCATGTGGTATTTCGTCAAGTTCATATGGATAATTCTGACTTTGCCTTTTCAAGTAGTATATAAATGCTCAAATGAAGGAAAATCCTCTCCGAAAAAGGAAAAACAAGACGATGCAACACATACCGAATATTGTGAATTTGATTGGTGGCAAGACAATCAAGGATTATAAAAATATATTAGGAGATTGAATATGAAAAAGATCGTTGCTATTTTATTGATACTTGGAATGGTTTTATGTATGAATGCTTGTGAGAACAGCGAAAAATCGTCTAATAATACTCAAACGGAAGCTTCAGAAGGCAGCACGCCCGATCAAGAAGAGATAACCATTTTCTCACGTTTTGAGAAGGCTCTCAATGATAGGGATATTTCTTATGAGACTACAGAAATGGCAGCCGAGCTAATAGGCGCTAAACAAGGTATTAAGTACAATATCGGTGAAGGGAAAGTTGAATTGTACCTTTTTGATGAGCAGAGCGAAGCATATATTACGGCATTTTCGTCTCAGAAAGTAACGCTCGAAGGTTTCGGTGATTTTTCTGCTCATGTTGCTTCCGGTGCTGCAATGCTTATAGATGGTTTGGACGAATCGACTTATATAACAATCTTTGACGAAATTACGAAATAACTTTCGGCATACATAACAGGGTGTGTGTAAACAGTCAACAGGGACTACTCATAATGGGTAGTCCCTTTCTTTTTGGAGGTATGAAATGGACAAAACGCTGATTTCAAAAATATTTGCAAAAATAAAAAAGACCCCTGCGGAGATTACTGCGTATGAAGATATGTTTTCTCTATGCCGCACTATAGAGTCGGAAAATTTTAAACTTGCTCACGAGAC